TGATCGCGGACTTCAACAGCGAGGAGGCGTGGCTGGTTCAGAACGCCTTGCAGCATGGCAGGAGCCCGGCGAAGGCGATCATGAAGCATGCGCAGTTGCGGGGGTGGAAGGCGCCGCAGGTTCAGACGTCGACCCCGGCGGCAGCCAAGCCGCAGCAGGTATATGCCAAGGGTTCTGCGCTTGCTGGATCACCTGTCGGCAGGTTTAGTGCGCAGAGTGCTGTGGCTCAGATCCAGGCTGAGAAGGCGGGACAGGCGGCTTCGAGGTCATTATCGGATGGTGGCGGGGCGCCTCCGAGCGGTCCGCTGACACCGAAGGAGCTGTTGGCTATGAACGATGAGGAGTTCGGGTATTACATCGACCATCTGCCGAAGCCTCAGCTGGAAGCGCTGATGGGCAGGGAGTTTCCGGGTCGTGGCTGAGATCTGTCCGCATTGCGGGAAGTACCATCAAGGCGCATGCCCGCGGGTCAAGGCGATCGAGTATTATCCCACTGGACAGATCAAGCGGGTCCAATATCACTCGATGGTTGCCACGGACTGGCCCCTGGTGGAGACGGACATGGGTGACTGGGAGGCGTGGGCGAAGGAGGGTGACAAATGAGCTGTCTTAGTCTGGGGTTTTTACAGCAGTTGATCATCTGGGTGATCGTGATCGCTGCGATCGTGGCGGTTATCCGGTTATTGGTGCCGTATCTGACGAGCCTTATCGGGTTTCCGATCATTGGCCGGATCATTGAAATTGTGCTGTGGGCGGTGGTGGCCATCGCGGTGGTGTATCTGATCTTTGGGCTGCTTGGGTGCCTGATGGGTTCCGGAGGTGGCTTGCATCTGCCATCGCGGTGAGGTAGAAATGTCACACGCCTCGGGGATCGGCGCATAAATTTCCCCCGCGTTTTGGGTTATCGCTCAAACCCTCCCCGCCCAGCAGAGGGCGCATAAAGACTGCACCTCACGCATATCGCTCAATGTGCCATGGCCCCGCTGTGACGAGGCCTGGCGCGACCGCAGGGGTGCCACATGGCCACTACTTCCTTTCCCGTCAATGACGCGATGGCCGTCAAGCTGTGGTCGCGCGTACTTGACTATGAAGCTCTCAAATACACGGCGATAGCGCCCCTTATCGGAGATGATGAGAACGCTATTATTCACATGCAGGATGCGCTGTCGAAGGGTCCGGGTGATGCCATCACCTACGCGATCGTCATGCAGCTGGCGCAGGCAGGTTTTAGTGAGAACCAGCTGGCGGAGGGCAATGGCGAGGCACTAACGACCTATTCGGACCAGCTTGTCATCAATGAGCTGATGGCGGTGGCTGGTGTGAAGTCCAGGAGAACCATCGACCAGCAGAGGGTGCCTTGGGATCTCCGCAATACGGCCAAGAGCAGGCTTGGAGACTGGTACGCCAAGCGCTATTCGGTGGCGTTCTTCAACCAGGTTTGCGGATATTCGGTGCAGACGGATGTCCGCTATACGGGACTGAACCCGGTGACGGCGCCATCTACGGGCCGCATTATCCGGCAGTCGAACCGGGCATCGGATGATCTGCTGGTTGCGGGGGACACGTTTACCTTGGACATGGTGGACAAGGCGAAGGAGGCGGCCATCACGGCGACTCCGATGATCCGTCCGGTGAGGATCAAGGGCACGGCTCCGAGGGGGAACGGCAGATCCGACTACATGAATACGCTGGAAGACATTTATGTAGCGTATTTGCATCCGTATCAGGTGACGGCAATGCGCCGCAACACCTCGACGGGGCAATTTATCGATATCCAGAAAGCAGCGTCGATGGGGCGGCAGGATACGGGAAACAGGATCTTTTCCGGTGCCATCGGGATGTACAACTCGACCATTTTGAGGTCGGCGTTCGACGTCACGGACGGTGTATCGGCTGCAGGGGCTGACGTGCCGACCGTGCGTCGGGCTGTATTCCTGGGTGGTCAGGCGGCGATGCTGGGGTTTGGCAGGGACAATGGGCCGCAGAAGATCACCTGGAACGAGGAATTGTTTGATCACAAGCGGCGTCTTGAGATCTCTGCATTGACGATCCACGGGCTGAAGAAGACGCGTTACAATAACATCGACTATGGCACGATCGTCATGGCGACTTACGCGCAGCCTGCGACTTGAGGAGGACCTGACATGGCGACTGGTGTACTTGGTACGGCTGCCCGGCAGGACCCGCGGCAAGTCTCGAACACGATGAAGAAGACGGTCAATGCGGTTACCGATGCAGCTCCTGGTGTAGCGGTCCCGTTTGCGAATTATCTGCCGCAAGGTGCCTTCATCCTCGGTGTCTGGATCGAGGTGCCGGTCGCCTTCAATGGCACGACGCCTACGGTGACGGTTGGCACCAACTCGCCGACCTACAACAATATCGTGGCGGCGGGCGACGCGACGTGGACGGGCACTGTTATTCCCGCCATCACACAAGGCAGAGCACTCGGCCGATCCCTTACTGCGGCAGCCGATGTGCTGCCATATGCGATATGGAATGCGACTGGCTCTCCCACTACAGGACAAGCCATTTTCGTCATCGAGTTCGAAGGCGGATGGTCGTCCTAAGCTCCCAGCCTTGGGCCGGGCGGCCGACCCCGCCCAGCCTCTTTTTGCGAGGGTGAGATGATGAAGCGCTTTCTCAATTCGGCTGCGGCGGGAGCGATCTTTGCACTTGCGGCCTTGGCCACGTCGGCGACGGCTCTGGTCATCAGTGGTCGTATCAGCCAGAACAACCGGGAGATCTTCCAGGTTGGCATTGCGGCTGTAACGCCTGAGCAGGGCATTACGGCAACGGCATCCGGCACGCAGGCAACATCCTATCAATTGAGTGCGGGTGTATCGTTCGTGACGACGGTTGCGACGATCGGGGACGGGGTGAGACTGCCATCGATCACGGCGATCGGGCCACCGACCAACCTTGATGGTTCGCTCAATGTCATCGTGGTGAACAACACAGCCAACTCGATGAACGTGTTTCCGTTCCTGGCTACGGATGTGATCGTGAGCAATGGCGTAGCGGCTGGTGCGGGAGCGGCATTGGCTATTGCGGCATTGAAGAGTGCGGACTGCTGGGCTTCGACGGCACTGGGCCGCTGGTATTGCACTGTAGGGTGAGCGCGGTCTGGCCGCGGTCGCCGCGGAGGAGGCGCAACCCATGAGACTTCTACTTTGCATTGTTCTGGTTTTATTCCTGTCTTTATGCGAAGTGCATGCGCAGGCGACCCCTCCTTGCACGGCTCCCTGCACGAAGTCGCAATTACTCAATGATGTGCAGACGCAATTCCCGGACAATACGGTCGGGGCGATCACTCCCTCCATCCTGCGCAATTTCCAGACGAATTTGATCAGTTCCTCGATGCCTGCTGCGCCTGTGGGAGCGGGGGCGTTCACCTGCTACGTAGGGACGACGGGTTTGCTGGGGACATGCACCTCGGCCTTGGGAATAGCGCTGGGAGGTACGGGTGCGACGACGCAGCCGGGAGCGGCAGCGGCTATTTTCCCGTTACCGGTTCGAGCTGGCGATCTCGTGTACTGGAACGGTTCGTCCTGGGGGACACTGGCTGGCAACAATACGACGACGGGCTTACTGCAGCAGACCAATGCCGGTGTTCCGAGCTGGGTATCGGGTAGTGCGGTGACGCCACTGGTATTTCCGACACCGACGAGATCCGGCGACGTCGTTTATTGGAGCGGATCGGCCTGGGTAACGCTGCCGGGCAACAACAGCGGCTCCCAGTTCCTTTCAGAGAACGCCTCGGGTATTCCATCATGGGCCACGGCGGCGGTATTCCCCTCCACGACCAATCCGGGCGACATCATGTACTGGAATAGCACGGCATGGGTGACATTGCCGGGCAATACGGCCGGGACAAAGACACTGACGGAGAACGCGACAGGTGTTCCGGCGTGGTCGGCCTACAATGCTGGCACGGTGACCTCGGTTGCGGCGGGGGCAGGGCTGACGGGCGGCACGATCACAACAAGCGGTACCATTGCGCTCAATATGTCGCTGGTGACGTTTTCGTTGGGGGCCGATGTGACTGTTACTACGGCCTATGCAATTGGTCCGAGTGTGGCGCAGGGCACGACGGGGACATGGTATGCCAGCGGTACCGTGACATTGACTGATACGGCTGGAGCCGCGACGTTTTTCTGTAAATTATGGGATGGCACGACGGTGATGGCGAGTGGCGCAACAAATATTGCGGCGGCTGCTGCATCGGCGTCTTTTGGGCTTTCCGGTGTCATTACGTCTCCTTCGGGAAATATTCGTATCGAATGTAAGGAAGGTACTGCAAACGGTCTCATGAAGTACAATACGACCGGCAATTCGAAGGACTCGACGATAACAGCGATAAGGATACAGTAATGGCCCAGACGGGCGGCTTTGGTCCAGGTTTTGGTGCTGGTTTTGAGGGCGGAGGTGCCAAGCCGACATTGTCGACGATGGTATTTCGCATTGCTGCGGAGTTGGGGGCTCGGTTTGATCTAGCAGGCAATTGGGGGTCATCGAGCCAACAAAGGCCCAATTCCGAGGCAATCCGGAACGCCATTTATACCGCGATAGGGGAATATCAGAAGCAGCGTTTTCGCTTCAACGAGCTGGACCCGGCCAATCCGATCACATTCAACACGATCGCAGGGCAGCATACGTATTCGACGAATGAGTGTCCTGCGCTCGCGACATCATATTTCATCGACTATCTCAACATCCGGATCGGCAACACGCTGATGCAATTGTCGCAGGTGACACCGGAGCGGCAGCATCTCAACATTCAATTGTTTACACAATTCGGCCTTCCGGTGAGCTATGCCTATGAAGGCAATACGGTCCTGTTATATCCGGTGCCTGCTGCGGTGTATGAGGTGCGGCTTGGCGCTCATCTTCAGATCCCGGGTCCTGTGGACGATAATGAGACGGACAATGTCTGGATGACGCAGGCGGAGCGGCTCATCAGATGTCGTGCCAAGTATGAGATCGCGGTGCATGTAACGCGCAACATGCCGATGGCGCAGGCGATGTCTCCGGAGCCTGGAAGCGGCGGAGAGACGCATCGGTCATTTCAGTCATTGAAGGCGGAAGGCAACAAGATAACGTCGACGAGGTCGCGTGTTAAACCAATGGCGTGGTGATGCCTGGGAAACTCATTCTATTTCCGGAATATGCGCCTGATGTGACACCGCTGGGTCAGGCGGAGTCGCAGACGATCTTCAATGTAGTGCCGCGTGGGGATGGCTACGGTCCGGTGCAGAGTTTGCAGGGCTATACGCTGGCGCTGTTTGATCTATGCCGCGGTTTTTTCTTTGGCAGGAACACGGACGGCTCGATAACGATCTTTGCCGGGTCTGCGACCGATCTTTACATCCTCGACAATACAACGCTGGGCTGGCGCAAAGTATCGAAAGGCGGAACGTCTTATGGTCAGCTTCCTGCTGGTGATAATTGGCAATTCGCCCAGTTCAATAACCTTGTCATAGCGGTTCAGCAGAACACGGTGCCGCAGAAGTTCATATTGGGCAGTGCAGGCAATTTCGTCGATCTCGGCGGCAACCCTCCGGCGGCCGGGGCGATCTCCATCATCGGGTTTTTCGTTGTCTTGACAGCCTTGCAGCTCAACCCACAAAGAGCACAATGGAGCGACCTCGATGCGCCTGAGATATGG